CATCTTTGTTTGAATTAGTTGGAATTACTTGCATTTTATCTGCTACAGAATGTGCAATTACTGTAGGACATACTAGATCTTCATCATTAGTTATTCCTAAAATTTTTTCTAATATTCCGTCTAAAGAATCACCTAACTCTTGATATATCTTACCGTAAAGATTAACATGATCTCCTGAAAACCCTACTCCCTTCGTTAGTATATGTGCAGAATGAAACCAATCATGCATTGTTTTAATACAAGCAATGTAATCAGTCATAATAGATTCTATACTCTGATCTTGCACACTTCCTCCTTTTAATCATATTATAACTATTCAACAAAAACAAAAAAAGCCCGCTTAAAGCGGGCTTGTAATTATTATCTTCATGAGTAAAGTTAACAAATTTCCATTTCAACTTTTACTTCCATGCTAAGTTTAGGAAGTCTAAGATGATTTGCTAAATTAAGTCTTTTAGCTTCTTCTGCTTCAATAAACCAGTCAGCTCTTCCTTTTTCTTGAACCATGTCCCAATAAAACTTATCCGGATGCCCGGTATTTCTAGCCATCATTTGATAAACTTTTTCATTTAATCGATTGGCTTCTTCAGCAGAAGATTTTAACTCTTCAACTTTTCCTAAGGCACCTGAAGAGACATCATGAATCATAATTGTAGCATCTTTATCCATATACCGCATGCCTTCTTCTCCGAAACTAAAAAGAATTGCGCCACACGACATTGCTTTGCCTTCAACAATAGTAGCTACAGGCAATTCTGATTGTTTAATTGCACTAATCATTGCCATTAAAGAATAAACTTGACCACCATAACTGTCAATTACAATTGGAATAATTGGTTGACCAGTATTATGTGCTAACCCCATTTGATAAATAAATTCTTTTGCACTATCCTCATCGAACTTATTAACTCTAATAATAATTGGAGTTTTTCTCAGTTCTAATTCTTTGATTAAAGGTGAAACTTTTGATTTCCAGAGCATTAAATCTTCCTTTTTTAATTGTTTAATGTTTATACATTATAATAAAAAAGAGTGCAATTTACATGCACTCTTTAAAGATTATTAATTTAAAATTTTACCCACATTTTCCATCTCCGCAAGATGTACAAGTGACGCATCCTTCTTGATAAATGAGACTGTCTTCAGCTCCACACTTTAAACAATCTTTATCACTTGCAGAAGTACCATCAAGAATATAATTCTTTAAACATCTAGCAATAACTTTTGAAAAGCTAAACAAATCTGCTTCTTTATCTTTTAACATTTGTTCAACCAGAAATTGAACAGGAACTCCATGTCTTAAAGAAGTTGAGATAACTCTTGTGTAACCTGCATGGTTAGGATTATCAAAAATACTTACAACATCTTTGACTGTTAAAGCTTCGTCTCCCTCACCAACTGTTAGATCATACTTGCTATTCTGCGTTTTAAAAGAACGTTTAAGTAGATTTCCTTGCTTATATTTTTTAGGTATTTCTATTTGATGAGCTTCTCCACCAATGACCTCGTAAGGTTTTCCATCAAGAAGACCCACAAGAACGATCCACTTCTGACCTTTTACAGAGGTGTGATGAATATCACATTCTAAAATCTCAGGTCTTTTTGGTGCATGCCTTTCTGCAAACGTTGTTTCTTCTTCTTTCTTTTCTTCAGCAGAAATAAGCACACCAGATCTAGAACCATCTCGATAAACAGTTACACCTTTACATCCAAGTTCCCAACCCATCATGTAGATATCTTTAACAGTTTCTACATCAATATCAGCAGGTAAATTTGTAGTATTACTAATTGCATGACAGATCCACTTTTGTGCAACTGATTGAAGTTTTACTTTAGCACGCCAATCAATTTCATTTGCTGTTGCTCCAGAATACGGACTATGAGAAACTGCAACATTTAAATCATCTGATTCCCAATCGCAATCCGGATCAGTTGAATCCATCCACTCTTTAAATTTATGATGATAAACATTGAATTCAGTCCACTCGTCACCAAGATCATCAACAAACATTACTTCTTCGTCACTTTGAACTTTCTTACGTCTCTTATAATAAAGCATAAAAGCTGGCTCAATACCTGATGTGGTTTGAGTCAAACAAGAAACAGAACCTGCAGGTGCAGTTGTTGTGTTAGCAATATTTCGTCTTCCGTATTTCTTGTAATCTTCAATAACATCCGGAGTTAATTCACTCAAAACACGACTAATAAATTGATGATTTCTTTCTGAATCTAAATCCCAAATTGGAAAAGCACCACGCTCTTTAGCTAACTGAATTGACTCTTCATATGAAGCCAAAGATAACCACTTGTAGATCTCTTCAGTTGTTTGGATGGAATCGTCTGAACCATACCTTTGACCCAACATAGCAAGTGCATCACCCAATCCAGTAATACCCAAGCCAGTTCGACGTCCATTGAGAGCAGCTTGACGAATATTGTGCCACAAACTGCGCTCATAGTACTTAACTTCGTCCGATTCAGGATCATTGTCAATCTTTTCTAGAATCTTATCGACTTGCTCAATTTCCAAATCAATCATATCGTCCATCAAACGTTGAGCTTTCTTTGCAACTACACGAAATTTTCCGTAGTCAAATTGAGCTTGAGGCGTCCATGGATTTGTTACAAAAGATGTTAAATTAACAAGCATTAATCGACATGAATCATAAGGTGACAAAATAATTTCACCGCAAGGATTAGTTGACACACTACCGAAGCCTTTGTGAGCGTAAGCATCAGAAGGAGTCATTCTTGTGGCAGTGTCCCAAAATAAAACACCGGGTTCTGCAGAAGCATGTGCTCCTTCAATTAAAGCATCCCAAACATCTCGAGCAAGCACTTCCTCTTCGACTTCAGGAACACCACCACCTTCAGCTATGCTTTCAACAGGCCAGCGAAGTTGATAATAATCACCATGCTTGACAGCATTCATAAATTCATCAGTCACTCGAACAGAAATATTAGCACCGGTTACACGTGTTAAATCTCTTTTGATCTTAATAAAGTCCATTACTTGTGGGTGATGAACAGAAATTGAAAGCATTAATGCACCACGGCGGCCGCCTTGTGCAACCTCTCGGCAGCTATTAGAGAATCGATCTAAGAATACTTCAATTCCATCAGTTGTCTTAGCAGCATTTGACGTATACATACCTTTAGGTCTAATAGTAGAAACGTCGAATCCTACACCACCACGACGTTTCATAATCTGAACTTGTTCTTGATCTGTTTTTAGAATTCCTGCGTATGAATCAGCTGGTGCTTCGATAACAAAACAATTAGACAATGATTGAATTTTTGCCTCGTTACCAATGCCACTCATAGGAGAACCTTGAGGAACTACAAAACGGAATCCCTGAAATAAACCATAAATTTCTCTCCAATCCATTGGGTTTTCGTATTTTTGTTCAATACGGGCAAATTCTTTTGCCAGTCTTTTGTGCATATCATCTGGAGTTAATTCTAGATAATTACCTTCAGCATCTTGCAAAGCGTATTTGTTTGTAAAAACGCTAGCAGCTAACTCATCTCCGCCAAAATATTCCATCGACTTTCTAAATACTTCGTCATTCTTATACATTATTCCCTCTTTAGAATTTTATAACTATAAACCGTTTGAAAAGAAATTATACTAAGACGGTTCTTCGTCTCTTATTTCTTTCCATTTTTGTTTTAACAAATTTTTTAAGTTTTGATTTTGAGCTTTAACAGCATCTCCTAACGTCATTTCATCAGCGTTTTCTAATATTGTTAATTTAGACATTGCTGTATTTATCTGTACTGGGAAAAGTATACCATCTCTACCCGCTCTGTTTTTTGCAACAAAAAGTCGACCGTAACCAGAAGATTTTTCTGTTGGTTTTCTTGATAGACTCAAAACAACATCTGCTACTTGAGCTTTACCATAAGCTTCAGACATGTTTTCTAATCCTACAATATCAGATTTTGCAGATTCTCGATTGGCTTGTGATGCTGTCCATACTGGAATACTCATTTCCATCGCTAAATTACGTAACTCTTCATAAATTAATTTCAATTCATGTCGAAGGGAATCAAATTTTCGACTTGAACGCATAATATCTGCATAATCGATTACAATTAGCGAAGGCTTAAAATCTCTCATAGACAACTTTTCCAAGTGATTTCGTATTGTCATAACTGACGCAGTACCTGTCGGATACTCTTTAATAATTAGCCTTCCAAATTCAGAATTTTCGTATTTTTCTAAAACTTTTTCTTTATTTTCTCGAACTTCTGAAGAACTTATGCCACACAAATGACTGTCATATCTAATACCTACTTGAGTCTCTGATAATTCAAAAGTATAGTGGACAACATTCTTACCTCTTTTAAGAGCTTCACATCCTACATGAACCAAAAAGTGAGATTTACCAACACCTGTTGGAGCTACAACAACTCCAATTTCACCCCTTCCTAATCCTCCGTTTAAGATATCCTGTCCATCGATTGGGCCTAATCCTGTGGGACATGTAATTCTATTAATAAGAGCAAATCGAGCCTCGAAATCTTCAAAGAAGTTATGTCCGACAGTATGTGGTTCACCCTTTGCAAGGGCATCTTTCATCAATCCAACGACAGAATCGTAATTTTCTGCTGCAATCATCTTAACAGCTTCTTCTAATGCTTGCTTAAGTGCTTGCTTTTTGCAAAAATCTAATGATTTCTCTTTAACAAAATCCAAATCTCCAATATTGGGAGATGCTTTCATGCGATGTAAGTAATCAATAATTTGATCTCTTAATATTCCATCATTCCCTTCGCGCAAATCATCTCTGATTATTGTTATAAGAAGTTGCATTGTTGGAAAGTTCTTATATTTTCCGTAAAACTCAAAAAATCTTGTGCATAGATACTTCAAATATCTAACATCAAAATACTCAGGAGTCATCACTTCAGCCATTTGTGCTGCCCAGTTATGATCTGAAAGCAGTGATTGAAATATTTTCTCTTGAAATTCCTTACCGTAATGACTAAAGTAGCTAGTTCTTTGCAAACTATTCATTAATTCCTCAAAAGTTTAAAGTTTAAAAAAGCTCTATCAATGTTCAAATTGTTAATGCCGTGGTTTAATAATAACCTAAGTGTACCCATTTTGTCAAAACTTAATTCACTATTTTCTAAAGAATATTTTATCTTCTCAACTTGTTCATGTGACACATTCTGAACATCTAAGTAAGTTAATCTCCAGTTTCTTTTAATGAGCGTTTCACTTTTTAATATATTCTGAAATAATTTCTTTGTACTTGACTCACTTTTCAATTTATTGTCTTCAAAGAAATCTTCCAAATAATAATCATCAGGAAGAATAAACTTTTCAAAGTTTTTAGCAAGCGTTTTAAAACCTGCTCCTTTGACTCCTGAAATATTATCTGATTTGTCACCTACAATAGACTTAGCTAGACAGTAATTCAAAGGATGAATATTATACCTCTCAATTACTTTTTTGTCATCAACTAAAGCCTTTAGAGTAGGTGACCAGATTTTTGTTCTTTCATCAATTAATTGATAATAATCATGATCAGATGAAAGAATTAATTTGATATCATCTTTTCTAAGATATCTACACATAAAACCTATCGCATCATCTGCTTCACATTCTGAAACATACACTTGTTTGACAGGTACATTTTTAAATAAATTTATCAATAATTTAATTTGAAAGTTTCGATTATTTGTTGTGTCTGGAATATCATCGTAGTATCTATTTAACTTTTGAGGTTTGATATTCTTTTTGTAATCAGAATATATTCCTCTTTTTTTATTAGAGCCTCCTCCTTCCCAAACTATAACAACCTCATCGGGTCTAAATCTTTCAGTAAGATTAGAAACTGAATAGAAAAAACCTACTACGCCGCCAATCTGCTCACCATTTTTTGACATTGCAGGATGAGCAACATAATGTCTTATAAAGAGATTATAAGCATCAACAATCAAAACCTTTTTCATTTATTAATCCTCTGGATCAAAATCATCAATTGCCAAATGTTCTGAGAGTGATTTCATTTCTTCATAAGATTCAGGATTAATATCAATTGATTCAGAACTCTTCATAACTTTTGTCATAGCTTTATCTAAAAGTTTGTGAATGTACTGGCCATATTCATGATCATTAATAATTTCATGAAAGTCATTCTTTCTAAACTTTTTCTCCGCTATTACTTCTCCCGTTTCTTTGTCAACTACATTTAAATCTTTCCAACCTCCGTTACCTGAGACTGATATTATTAAACCGTCGACTTCTTCTTCACCATGTCTTCTTAATAAATCAAATATTTCTTCATGCTCAACAATTCCTTTTCCAAAATGAATTTGAAAATCTACTTTTCTAAACGGGGGAGCAACTTTATTCTTCACAGTCTTTGCCCAAACATGAATTCCTACTACATCGTCTCCATCTTTAATAGGTTGACCTGCTCCTAATTTGATACGAATAGAACTGTGAAAGGGAATTGCCTTTCCTCCAGGAGTTGTGTCAGGATCTCCATACATTACTCCAATCTTTGTTCGAATCTGATTTAGAATAACAAATAATGAATTTGTCTGTCCAATCAAACCTGTAATCTTTCTCATGCCTTTTGAAATAGCACGAGCTTGCAGACCAATTGATTCTTTATCGTAATCACCTAGTAATTCAGCTTTTGGAGAAGAAGCAGCAACTGAATCCCAGATAATAGTAATCGGAACATCTTTATCCAAAGCTTTTGCTTTTAAAATTGTCTTTTCAGCAATTTCTAAAACTTCCTCAGTACAGTGTGTATCAACATATACAAACCTCTTCGAAACATCAACACCAAGTGAACCCAGATTATCAACAGAGGTTGCGTTTTCAGTATCTATATAAACTATAATACCACCCATCTTCTGTGTACTACGCGCTATCTGAGTAGCTATATGCGATTTACCAATCGAAGGAGGACCAAATATTTCTACAATACGTCCTTCAGGAAATCCACCGTCAGCTTTATTTGCGCAAATATAGTCCAATAACTTACTTCCAGTGCTAACCCATCTTTTAACATGAGTAGGACTTTCATCTTCAGCTAAATTATAAGCTACTCTAGATCCTTGCTCTTTGTTGAGAGACTTAATCAAATCTGAAGTGAAATCATCATTGTTTTCTATTACTTCTTTCTTTTTTTTTGGCATATTAACTCCCGTTTGTCAATGAATTCTAATTAGAATTAGATTTAATTTACAAAAAAAGCCGATCATTGATCGGCTTAAATTCTTAACTTTGTTTTGTGAAATATTTTTATTCTTCAATACCCGCTAACTTTGATAATCTTTCTATTTTATAAACTTTGTTTTCTCTAAAGACATTTGGTTGTCCGGGTACCGGTTTTAAATAAATTGTCTGATTGCCAGGAAGCGCAGGTGTTGCGCCCGGGCTGGGTAGTTGATGTGAAGGCCCTATATAACCTCCTGTAGCTGCGGCTCCCGCTTTGGCTCCTGCAATTGATCCTGCAGAAGCAACTGTTTTATAACCGGCTCTCTCTATTGCTTTTTCTATTGCTTTTTCTCTAGCTTTTTGCATTATTGCTGCATATTTGGCGCCTCGAGCTCCGGAGCTTACTGCGGAAAGAAGAATTCCTCTTGCATCCCTAGGGCCAAGTATTGCACCATCAATTCTTCTAATTGCGTCAAGTTTTTCTGAAGACATTAAAAAACCAATTAAAGGAACAGCTCCCATAGCAGAAGACATAAATTCTAGAACTTCTTCAAAAGTTTCATTTCCAACACTTTCTCTAGCAGACTTAAGCGCTTTAGCAACTTCGTAAAGCCCTTCTTTGACCAATCTTTCAACCGGTAATATTTCTAAAGTAAGAATTGTTGTGTACAAAACCGTCGCAGCTCCTCCAGCTGAAAGTACTCCGCCCGGTCCCGATATAGCAGTTCCTGCTGCTAAAGCTGCAGCGATTATTGATGATTTAGCAGAAAGTAAAAGATTAAGTACACATGATTTCATAAGTTCTAAAACACTTAACCACATATCTTGCACTACTTCTAATTCTTTTTCTTCTATAGGATTATTTTCAAAATACTCAGCTATCTTATTTAAATCTCTTACACTTAATTCAAAAAATGAATATTCACCCAACAAAGATTGAGCCCCTTCCAACTCTAAATCTGACTTTTTAATCAGATAATCAGTCATATTCTTTACTGCGCCGGCCAGATTGTAAGTAGACATAGATAACGCGCCCAAAGCAATAAAATCACCGAGTCCAGGAATTTTTTTTACTAAACTACCAATACCCAAACCAATTGCTGCACCTAATCCGGCTTGTTTTATTCCTCGTTTAGCACCTCTAACAAAAGCTTTACCTAGACCTCCAGAACTTTCTAGAGCTTCTATATCTTCTTGGCTTAAGCCTGATATCACATCTTGATTTTGATTTTTTAAATTTTCAGCATTTTCATTCAAAACTTTTTGTGAAATTTTCAAGTTAGTATTTGTCTGTCTAATTAAACTTTTAATTTCAAAAAGAATTATATCTTCATTATTCATGTCGCACTCTTCAGTTAGATACATTTCTTATATAACTATTCTTTTAATATGAAAATATTTTATTTTTTAAACACGAGAAAGAAAATAAAAATGCCGGTCAAAAGACCGGCATCAGACGGAAATTCAAATGATATTTTACATCAAATCTGCAAACGCATCATCAATGTTATCATAAGAATCGCTAGAATTACTATCAGTTTTACTAGAAGTTTTATTAGTATTTCCTGTTCCCCACTCAGTTCCTTCACTTTCTTCACCATCATCACCATTTAACCAGTTATTGACAATGTCGGAAAGTTCTTCGTAAGTTTTAGAAGTAAACATAGATGAAACATCAGGAATGTTATTCAACCATTCTTTGATTTGATTTTTATCAGATGACAATGCAGTACTTTTACCTCGAGGAAGAACCTCAGTTTTAGCCCACTGTTGTCCTGGCTGCTTAGAGCAAATCACTTTGATATCTCGACCGTCAACGGGATCAGTAATATCACCGTAATCTTCGTCGACCATCATTCCAAGCAGTTTCTGATAAACTGTTTTACCAAAGCCCCAGATTTGTACACCTTTGTCTTCTTCGCCACGGACAATTACAGCTGCATAAACTCTCATGCTTGGGTATAGCTTTTTACAAAGTTCATAACTTTCTTTGCTGCCATCTTCTCGTAGTTTTCCAATTAATTCTTGAACTGGATCTTTTTGC